TTGGCTCGCTTTTTACCTAATAGAATATTTAATTCGATTATTTTGTCAACTATCATGTGTCTGTATGATAGCATCAATGTTTGAGATTTGGCAATCTCATGAGCCTTGTCAATAGTTCCGACTAAATCCTGAATCTTAGAAGACCAATCCTTTCTCTCGTTCTCTAAGAGACCTTCGATTTTTGTTAATTTTTCTTCGGTTATATTAGACATTAAAATAAGCTTTTTCCGTTGCCAGTAGTTTTATCCCAAATTTTCTTTTTCTTTATTTGCGTTTCCTTTTTCTTAACATCCACAAACATAGAATTTTGGTTATTATAGTTATATGACGAATCTTTAACAAAGTTTACTGGAACCTTGTAGTTCTTGGACGTGTCTTCCAATTCTTCATAAAATTTGTCTAATTCTTCGTTCACAAACTGATCAAATTTCTTAAATGTTGATGATGTCATAAGGACTGATAGTAAAGTATTTATCCAATTTTTTATATGCCGGATTTTTTTGATAGTAGCAGAAACGTATCAAATCATTAAAGTCTTTAATCTGAGATTCGATCTTATTTTCTTTGATAAACTTTTTCCACATGAAAACGGTTTTCTTTCTTTTTAATTTTTGTTCCATTGTTTTTCTGCCAATAGAATCATTATCAAAGAAGTATCTTGCAGTAGTTATATCGTCGAACATATCAGAATTCTTGTTAATACCGCTCAAAGCTATTGAATTTTTAGGATATAACAAGGCATCGGTCGGACCTTCAAATATTGTAAAAGTTTTTGATAAATCTACGGTCAATATATTAAAGTACAAAGATAGCGTATTAATTTTTTCGATACCTGGGATTTTAAGATCTTTGTCTAAAATTTCTTTGTACATTTTTTCCAGCGTATAACTAACATATTTCGTTCTTCCTGATGTGAAATTTCTTACTTGATATCCTATAACACGATCATCTTTAGTAAGATTAAAAATATACAATTGATTATCTTTATCTGACCAAGCAAAATGATTCAATCGTTGAATTAGGAATCTAGATTTTACAAATTTAAAGCCTACCGTTCCGGGTTGTAATGGTACTAATCCTTTTGATTTGAATAATTTGTCTTTAGAAATCGCGTGTTTGTTTAATGCTTCAAATACGCCAATTTGTAAATAGTCTTGAGAATTTATCTCAACTTTGTTTTCCGCGATAAAATCTAATACGGTTGATACATCCTCATGTTTGCTAAGACCTTGTTCAAAATCTTTTAGGAAATATATTACCGATGTATGTTTATCGCAATTATAGCAATGATACATCAATGATTTCCAATAAACATTTCCTCGTTTCTTTCTAAGATCCTCTGAAGAATCTCCGCAATAAGGACAGGCGAAGTTTAATCGATCGTATCCTTGTTTTAATCTGGCCTTTTCTCCATGAAATTCAGATTGAAGAACACTAGATACCCTATCGATTATTTTATTTTTGAGATCTTGTGTTAATTTCGTATCCATACATTTGATAAACTAAAAGCCCCTAAACGATTGCTCGAATAGGGGCCTTAATGGTTTTAATTTAGACTGCGCTATTTAACCAATTTTCTAGCTCATCATCGGATCCTCCTTGATTTGAATCGCCATCAACCTCGAATGCTTCATTAGGTTGCATTGCAGGAATTTTCTTAGATTCCTTAGGGGCTGGTGTTTCGCCTTTTTCTTCTGGTGTAAGACGACGATAAGATTCTCCAGGATTACCTGAAATATCTTGAAGGATGGTATAAAGTTTATCGGTTTGTTCTTTAGACCAAGCTTTGTAGTAATAAACACTCAAATCTGGAGCATCATTAAGATATTCCATAATTGCCTTACGTCCTTCAGCATTATTTTCCATGGCAACACCATTTACGTTAACCGCTGAGGTTGAAAGGAATTTACACTCGTCATAATTCCAATATCCACCCTTAAGAGTAACTTTCAATGAGAAATCTTTACCTTCGAAAAGATCGAATACGTTGCATGGTTCTGCACCGCTCAATTCAATATCTTCAACTGAAGGAGATGTTTGAGCATCGATAAATTTCTTAAGAGTTTTTGGATAACGGAAGATTTGTAATTGACCTTCCAATTCTGGACGTTGAGGATCTTTAACTACTTGAATAATTGAGAAGTAGTATTCTTTCCTACGAATTTTTTCTGCTTGTTTTTGATCGAATGCAGAATCCGATTTTGCGAGTTTCCAATAAGTATCAGCGATAATAGATTTTTCGCCAATAGTAGATGGACAATCAAAGTAACCCGCATTACCTTGAGAATCTTCCAACCAATAAGAGAATTTCTTAACGATTGAATTTTTTGGATCTTTTGGATTAGGTAAGAACCTAATTACAGATCGGTAAACATTATCCTTACCTTCGGTAGGATTTGCTTTGTAGATACCAGGACCACGCTCGGTGTCTGGTTGGTTGTTCTGAAAATCTTCCAGAGACAAGTTGAATAAATCAAATTCACTCATAACACTTAATTAATTTTTGATAAACACTTTATTTACTAGACTACCACACCGTGTGGAGCCGTTATTAATTATATAAGGTTATGTGTGGAAAGTTTCAAATAAAAAAAATTTTCCTAAAAAGATGCATTATTGAAACTGACTGTCTAGAGTATCATATAATAATTATCTGTAATTTCCGGTACTCTAATATAGTAAGATCAGTATAGTCCTTCAGTCGGTTGATCTGGTTGTAACGACAGGTTTAAGCATCGGAGATGCCACCATCCTTCAGATAGCAAAGAATTGCAAAAGCATCAACCAAATCGTCCACGGGTTTAGGGATTTTAGTTCCATAATTCTTGTCTAGAATGTACTTGTGAAATGGATCAGATTCTAGCAAATCGTTCGTAGAACTTTGAAAGGCTTCTAACATTTTTTCCTTGTTAGCATTACCATTACCAGTAAAGAATTTCTTAATAGTCTTTGGTGGATATACGAGAACATCCGATTTAGCTACCCTCAAAATTTTAGACTTTAAGAAAGTATTGTACATAATAAGATCGATGAATGCGTTTCCTTTCGATCCATAACTAAAACCTTCGAACGCAAATACAGAATCTTCTTCTACGTACGGCGCTAACGCATTAATTATATTGTATGAAAGATAATTTGCATTGTTAATTTTCCAAGACTGTTCTTGTGTATAATCCAAGTTATCAGGCTTTTCTCTCGAATATCCATTCATATTCAAACCTAATCCTTGTAAGTCATTATGAACTGAGAAGGCTTTCTTTGATAAATCTAAATTGGAAGTAAAACTAAACCAATGCAGTTGGCCTCGATTTAGAACACATACTGCAGTTGAATTGATTGAAAAATCAATGGCAAATAAACTCATTAAGTTTTAATTAGAAACGACTTCCTAGCTGAGCTCCTAAAGCAGCACCTACGAGTCGAGAAGTTAATAAATCGTATAAAACACCTTTTTGAATACCTAAAACTTTTGCGATAGTTTCGCCAATAGTCTTACCTAAAGCGGCACCGGTTAAACCACCTAGAATAGATCCGAAAATTCCTTCGTTAGTAAATTCAGAGTCTAAATCTTCGATTGTCTTTCCTTCAGCCAAGAAAATTGCAACTGCATCATCAATGATAGCTTCTTCAGCTTCAGATAATTCGTATTCCATGCTTTCCACTAAAAACTTGGCTAATTTTTCTGGATTTTGCTTATCTAGATATTCTTTGAATGTTTCCATTTTCTTTGTTATTTTATTATATATCTTACTTAAATGATCCGGTAGTACCTACTTGAAATTTACCTTTGTTAACTTTGGATTCTGGCAATAATTGCAAATCTAAAGTATTATATTGGAATGTTGCATCGAATGTCTTAAATTCTTGTGATAAATCCGAATACGATAATTGATATTCGCTCAATCCGGTAAAAAGACAATCCATGAATAAAGCAGTAAACATCACATTTCCTTCTGCATCTAATATTCTAACTGGTACATTTTCGGTAAATCTTGCCTTTGTTGTTGGATCGTAATAATATAAAAGAGTGTCTAACAAAATCCAATAATTTACGTGGCCATCAACTAATTGAAACGTAATTGTAAATTCTTTTGTGAATATTTCTTGATAATTTTGAGATGCTCTCCATCTACGAGTTCTTGCTGCATCTGTGGTCGATGTTCCTAGTGAATTAGGATTATCACTTCCTTGATTGGATCTTCCTTTTATTTCCGGTTTTACTTGTTCAACCGGAGTATAATTCATAGTAGGTATTGTTACCGTTTGTATCGTATAATTAACTAAGTCTGTTACATCGTTAATCATAGTTGGCATTCTAAACACATACTTTGAGTATTTTTCCTTAATCGCCTTCGGTATAAACGTTCTAGGAAATTCAACTTTAAATAGATCTGATCTTGCGTTTAGAAACATCTTTATTATATTTGATTATTTCGTAAATTTTCTTCTGGCAAAGCCTCAATATATCTCGAATAACCTCCAGGTATTTCTTTTGGTACGTATGGAGATACCGGTGATTTTTTGATACTAGATTTCAATGTTGATTTATCCGGTTGTGCGATATTTGATGGAGTGCTAGGATCAACAGTTACTATTTCACCGGCAAACGATGTACCACCAACCGGAGGTGTAGCCGCCAATGCCTCTAATTCAGCTATTTGTTTTCTTAATGCTTCTTTTTCTAATTCATCTTGAGCATCGTCTTGAATTAAGAAGTTATTTTCTTCTATTTGTTGTTTTAGTGCAGCTTGTAAATTTTGAATCAACGTATTTTGTTGTTGATTTGCTTTTTTGATTCTAGTATTATCCACAACTGTGGTATCGTATAAAGTTTTTAACGAATCGTAAGCCTTATTAAGTTCATCTAATTGAGTTTGTAAATTTGTTATCTTTCTGGATTCGAAATTAGATATAACTCCCTCTATTCGATTGAAGGTACCTGTGTACAATTGAGATTCTGCTTCACCATTAAAAGATGTGATGGTAAAGGTTGTATTATTATATTGAGAAACTTTTCTAGAATCATCTCCAGGAATCTTAAACATCACTTCACCACTAGATGCCGATATAGAAGGATCATTATATGTTTCGAACTTTTTAACTTCGCCGGAATCTGTGAAGAAATTCAAGTACATTTTTCCTATACCATTCAAATCTAAAAACTTAACAACCTTTTGTGGATCTCCTTGATAGATAACAAATTTTAAGAAGGTGTCTGCTGAAGTTAAATTAATCTTTCCGAGACCTTGAGCATAAATAGTTTCTGTTTGACTATTACCAACCGTTTGGAAGGTAACTTTATTTGTGTTAGGATCCTTTTTAATATATGCATTTTGTGATGTTACTAAAACCTGATTTGTATCTACAAAAGATGTTACGAATTTAGCATACGATAAATCATCAGAAACGATCCCATTAGGATTAGCCCCACCATACATATTCACCTTTTTGTCATATATTTTATTATAGACCTTAGGTTGTATTGGATTATCTCCTAACGATATTCTTTGTAAAGATTTTCCATATTTAACTGCATTATTAAATTGTGCACTTGCGGTTTTCCAAATAGAAGTGTTATCGTTCCTATTAAATAATCTAATAACATAATCAATTCTATACGATTGAGCCGATTGGTTTTGAATTATTGGACGATATAAAATAGGATCTTCATAATTGCTATCTTGAACAAATTCTAAACCGCTTGTTTTGATCCATGTTGCAGTCGCTCCACCATTCCAAACATATTCATATATACCTAATTCATGTAGAATGATATAATCATTGTCCGGTGCATTATTAAGCTGAGTAATAAAATTATCAATTATGTTACCGTTATATGCAGCATACAATTCAATATAATCTCCATCTTGCGAATTTTGAACTACCGCAGAAACATCATTAAATTGATCGAGTATAGGTAGATCTAATGATACTAAATCAAATACATTGTAATAAGTTTGACCGTTGATTACTGTATTATTGTTTATCCAACCAAATTCTACGTTTATTAACGAATTATATTTAGGACCACTGCCATTAGTCAATCTCGAAGATGGTAAATCTACAGTCGGGCTTCCTGAATAACTAGCGTTCCTAAACTCTTCAATCAAATTATATAAAGCCGGTACTAATATTTCAATATAGGATGCATAATATTTTCCACCTAAAATAAATGGTTCTGGATTAATCTTTGCATAGGAATCTGCTTGCCTATATGCTAAATTTGTATGGTATACCTTTTGATCTGCTTGACTATCAAAACCTGCACGGAAGAAAAAACCTTCCATATTTTCATAATTAAAACCTTGTACTAAATGCAATCGAATTACATCATAGGCAACGTTTTGAGTAGTTGAAAAGGTAACCGGTAAATTAACGGTATCTGTTAATTGCGGATCATAATCGTTTAACGCTACAATTTGATCCAACTTTAAATATCCATATCTAGAAATAGTAGAGTCAATGAGGACTCCCATTCTTGTTCGAACGTTCCCGGTCTCATTTGTAGAATTATCATTGTTGAATATCGAAATCGTATCATCATGACCATTCTCCATCAAGTACCAAGGAGCCTGAGTAGTTGTCAACTCGTTTGCAGTTGATCCTTGATCTCGGTATTGATATTCTAATAATACCTGATTGGATAGTTGTACGTATTTCGAGTTAGTAGCCATTAATTCTTAAAGATATTGTTAAAGTATTTATTCAAATTGAATGTTACCGATAAACCCAATCCAATTTGAGGACCTGCTGTTCTATTTAAAGGATCAACACCAATGCCAAGATAAACAGAAGGGCCTAGTATCCAACTAGGTTGCGTTTGCTTTGTAAATCTTTGTTTGTCTAATACTGCTCCGGATATTTCCGAAAACGTAATTCCTGGATAATCTGTCTTTACATATATTTGATATGTATCATCTAATTCAGTTAATCCTGTTATCAGTTTCAAATTAGTAACATCTCTTGATATTGTAGTTCCTTTATCTATAATATTAAAGCTTCCTCCTAAAGTGTCTACGATGAACCGAGAATTACCACTGAGTAACCTAGAATTACCATTTCCATAATCTTTATCTAACGACCAAGATAATTCGTTTAATCCATCTGGATATCGAACAACTTCATTTTCAATAAATACTGTATCATTCTTTATTGAGGAAAGTATATTAGAAACATACAAAACTTTTCCTTCTAAACGATCAACCTCTTTAGAAAGATCCTTGTTTATTTTTTCTAGATCTCCCTTCTCTGCGATGTATACGTTTTTTAATGAAATATCCTCATCCCACTTATTCTGTATAACTCTAACAGAATCGTTCAAAGCAATAATATTTTGTACACCTACTTGATTTTCTATTTTTAATTCTTCAACTTTGCCACATTGTCTTAGCAGCAAAATAGCCAATATGGCTATTGTCGCAATAAAAATAGTGTTGAGGCTAATATTCCATTTTTTCATATCA